CCGCCATCGCCGCAGCCCAATACACCAACGTAAAGAAAGCTGACGGCGGCAAGAAAGACGAACAAGCAGAAAAGGCGCATAAGGCTGCAAGCAAATTCACTCAGACCACGGCACCGCTGAAGCTGGTCAGACCATAAGCCATGGAATGGACAACAGCCTGCCCGGACTGGGCGGATCGGCTACGTGCGCGTCGCTCAATCATTCCTGCGCCAATTTTTCACGATCAGGCGCAAGAGGCGCTGAGAGTTTTCAAGCAACTTAGGATCGTTGACGCACCAGGCAGCCCCACTTTTGGCGAGGCCTGCGAGCAGTGGGTATTTGATTTCGTTGCGGCGATCTTCGGCGCTTACGATGCGGAGAACGGCAGGAGGCTGATTCGGGAAGCGCTTATGCTGATTCCTAAGAAAAACAGCAAATCCACGCTTGCTGCCGGGATCATGCTGACCGCTCTTATTCTGAACTGGCGCAAGTCTGCCGAAATGATCATCTTGGCCCCCACGGTCGAGATCGCGAACAACGCATATGCTCCTGCTCGCGACATGATCAAGGCAGACGAAGAACTGTCTGAGTTGTTCCACGTCCAGGACCACGTTCGAACTATCACGCACCGCACCATGGGCGCGACACTGAAGGTCGTCGCCGCAGATAGTGACACGGTAGGCGGTAAGAAGGCGAGCTGGATTCTCATCGATGAGGAATGGCTTTTCGGGAAGAAGCTGAACGCTGAAGCGATGTTTCGAGAGGCGACCGGTGGACTTGCGTCGCGTCCCGAGGGAATGCTGATCAAACTCAGTACGCAGTCTGACGAACCGCCCGCAGGGATATTTCGGCAGGACTTGCAGTACGCACGCGACGTGCGCGACGGCAAGATCGAAGACAAGAATTTCCTGCCCGTGTTGTATGAGCATCCGCCTGAAATGGTGGCGTCGGGCGAGCACCTGAGGCTCGAAAACCTGCCGATGGTGAATCCAAACTTCGGCGTCTCAGTAGATTCAGAGTATCTGGAGCGCGAGTTCACCAAGGCAGAACTAGCCGGTGAGCAGTCGCTACGCGGATTCCTTGCCAAGCATGGCAACGTAGAAATTGGGCTCAATCTGCGCTCCGACAGATGGGCGGGCGCGGACTTCTGGGAGCAACAAGGGCAACCAGGTCTGACGCTGGATGATGTGTTTGACCGATCAGATGTGGTTGATGTCGGTATCGACGGCGGCGGACTGGATGATTTGCTCGGCCTGGCTGTGATCGGTCGGGACCGCAATACCCGCGAATGGTTGCTGTGGACTCACGCATGGGCGCATCCCTCCGTGCTGGAGCGCCGGAAAGAGATTGCGCCGCGGCTGCATGACTTTGCGAAGCAAGGCGATCTGACGCTGGTCAAGGACATCGGCGACGATGTGTGCGAAGTTGCCGAGATTGTCGCTCGTTGCGAGTCATCCGGGCTACTGGATAAGGTTGGCTGTGACCCGGCTGGACTGGGCGGAATTTTGGATGCACTGGTCGAGGCCGAGGTTCCGCAAGAAAAGGTCATTGGCATCAGCCAAGGATGGAAGATGACCGGCGCCATCAAGACGGCCGAACGCAAACTAGCTGAAGGTGGCATGGTGCACGCAGGGCAGCCGCTAATGAATTGGTGTGTCGGAAACGCAAAAGTTGAACCACGTGGAAACGCAATCGTGATCACAAAACAGGCTTCCGGTACCGCAAAAATAGATCCCCTGATGGCGACATTCAACGCTGTGACGTTGATGTCGCTGAACCCGGTGGCAGACGAAGTCGGAATTATGGTTTTATGAAGCTTCCTTCATTTCTTTCATGGGGCCGCAAAAGCTCAATCGTTACTACGGGCTCTCTATACAAGGAGCTGCTTGCTAACGCTAGCTCAAAGTCAGGGGTAGCGATTAACTGGAAGACGGCGTTACAGGCAACGACAGCGCTGGCCTGCGCCAGAGTAATCTCAAATGGTATAGCGCAAGTCCCTTTCAAGTTGTACAAGGAGCGTCCTGGTGGTGGGATGGACCCGGCCAAAGATCATCCTTTGTATGAACTCATCTCGTTACGCCCCAATGCTTGGCAAACGTCTTTTGGATTCAGGCAGCAAATAGGAATGCACCTTGTTTTTACGGGGAATGCGTACGTCTACAAGGTTCGTGGCTTACGAAACAAAATAGTTGAACTCCTTCCTTTTGAGCCTCAACTGGTAACAGTTAAGCGCGACGGCTGGCAACGAAAATACGAAGTTTATGCCGGAGGGGGGCAGTCTATATCTGTTTCTCACGAGGACATGTGGCACTTGCAGGGGCCATCATGGGACGGTGTTGAGGGGCTGGACGGGGTAAGGCTTGCAAGGGAGGCCATTTCTCTTGCGCTGGCGACAGAAGAGCATGGTGCTCGCATGTTTTCAAATGGGGCGAGACCTGGTGGCATCCTTTCTACTCCAGCAAAACTGAGCCAGGATCAAAGAGATGATCTAAGAGCTGTTTGGGCAGGAATGCAGGAAGGCAGTGAAAACGCATTTAAGTCCGCAGTCTTGCATGGTGGCCTGACATGGACTCCGCTTGCTCAGACTGGGGTTGACTCGCAACACTTGGAGCAAAGAAGGCTTCAGGTGGAGGAAGTATGCCGAGCATTTGGCGTTTATCCCTTTAAGGTTGGTCATTCTGATAAAGCCGCAACCTATGCGAGTGTTCAGGAGACCTCGATTAATCACGTAACCGACACTCTGGCCCCTTGGTACACAAATATTGAACAGTCAGCGGCTGTAAACCTGCTTGATGAGAAAGAGCGGACTGAGGGTTACTACTTCCATCATGTTGTGCAAGGGTTGATGCGCGGCGCCAGTAAGGATAGGGCTGAATATTACTCAAAAGCACTCGGTTCAGGAGGCTCTCCTGCCTGGATGACGCAGGATGAGGTTCGCGCATTAGAAGAATTTAATCCGATGGGTGGTTCTGCCGCTGTCTTGCCCATACCGACGAACGTAAATAAAGGGGTTGGGGATGGAAATAAAGCGCCTTAATTGCGGCCTGGCGGGCCTGAAATTCGCCTCAGACGGCGCGGAATCGATGAGTTTTAGTGGGTACGGCGCTGTTTTCGGCAATGTCGATGCTTACGGGGATGTAATCAAGAAAGGTGCCTTTGCAAGTTTTCTTTCTGACGTGAAATCCGGCAAACAGAATTGGCCTGCGATGCTCTCACAGCATGGCGGATGGGGTGGCTCAGAAGATATGACGCCAATTGGCGTATGGACAGAGTTATCTGAGGACGATACTGGGCTCTTAATGGAAGGAAAGTTCGCGGATACCGTGCGCGGACGAGAAATGTACCAATTAATGAAAATGGAGCCCCGGCCCGCCATTGACGGTTTCTCGATTGGTTACATCGCCAGGGAATGGGAGACAAGAACGAAATCTTCTGATGAATTCCGCCGTGTATTGAAGAAAATCGACGTAATGGAAATCTCGGTCGTGACTTTTCCGGCAAATGGGAAAGCGCGACTCGGGCAGATTAAATCTGAATTAACAATTCGTGATGCTGAGCAGGCCCTGCGGGACGCTGGGTTCTCTCGAAGCGAAGCCAAGGCCATTTTGGCTGAGGGCTTCAAGTCTATGCCTCTGCGTGACGCTGATGGAATAGATGAGTTGGCGGAGATAATTCGCCGCAATACCGCAATCCTTTCAACTCACTGATAGAGAAAATAATGGAAATCGAATTAAAAGACTTGCTGACCAAGCAAGGTCAAGCATTTGAAGAATTCAAGAAGGCCAATGACGAGCGTCTGAAGGCTATCGAGTCAAAGGGCTATGCTCCGGCTGATCTGACCGGTAAGGTCGAAAAAATCAACGAGGATTTGAGCCAGCTCGGTAAGGATATTGCCGAAGTTGCCAAGAAAGCCGCGCGTCCCGCTGCTACTGGCAGCGATCAACTCTCTCCGGAGGAAGTTGAGCACAAGCAACAGTTCTCGAAATTCATCCGCAAGGGAGATGATAACGGCCTACGTCAAATGGAAAAGAAAGTATTCCAAATGGGGTCGGATGTTGATGGCGGATACCTGATTTCAAAAGACCTCGCTGGCGATATTGACCGGGTAGCCGGAACCGTTTCGGCTGTTCGCGGCTTGGCTGATGTCCGCAGTATTGGCAAGCCATCCCATCAATTCCGTGTTAAGACGTCCGGAATTTCTGCCCGCTGGGTAGGGGAGGGAGAAACCGGTGGTGAAAGCACTGGCTCGAGGTACGCCATGCTCGAAATCTCTGCCGAAGAGATGGAAGTTGAGCCTTGGGCCTACAATACCGCGCTCGAAGACAGCGATTTCAATATCGAGTCCGACATTGCCGAAGAGGCTGGCATCGGTTTTGGTGAAGGCGAGGCGGTTGCTTTCGTGAGCGGTAATGGGGTTAAGAAACCCCGCGGCTTTCTGTCCTATGACATCGTGGCAAACTCAGCTTACGAATGGGGCAAGGTCGGCTATATCGCCTCTGGTGGCGCTGGCGCGTTCGCGTCTTCCAATCCAGGCGACAATATCCTGGATTTTCTGCATTCGCTCAAGTCTCAGTACCGCAGCGGCGCAGTTTTGCTGATGGCTGACACCACTCTTGCTGCTGTCCGTAAGATCAAAGACGGAACCGGTAACGTGTATTTGTACGACAGAGATCCGACAGCGCAATTCGGCGGCTTCGTGAACGGTGTGCCTGTTGTGATCGACGATAACATGCCCGTTATCGCCGCAAACAGCTACTCCATCGCTTACGCGAACTGGAAACGGGCTTACCGCATCGTTGATCGCAAGGGGATTGCCCTGATTCGCGACAATATCACCACGAAAGGCACGACAAAATTCAACTTCCGCAAGCGTGTCGGTGGCGGCATACGGCATTTTGAGGCCATTAAGCTGATGAAATTTGCCGCAAGCTAACACCTGTCGCAGCCGCTAACAGCCCTCTTCGGAGGGCTTTTTTACGTCCAAATTCGAGGATTTAAACAAAATGATGCGAGATTTGCACAACAACATCCATCCAAAGCGGGTTATTAGCCCGGTTTCGGTGGCCGATAACACCGCACAAGTCGGACAGATCATCGACCGGCAAGGATTTAGCGCTCTGGAATACATCATCGCTATCGGTTCTGTTGCAGACGTCGATGCGAGTTTCACGGTTCTTCTGGAAGAGTCGGATGATTCCGGTATGAGCGGGGCCTCTGCCGTTGCTGACGCTGATCTACTTGGCACAGAAGCATTGGCTGGCTTCCAGTTTGACGATGACAACGAAGTTCGGAAGCTTGGCTATGTTGGCGACAAGCGTTATACCCGCTTGACCATCACGCCGGTCAATAACGCCTCTGCTGCGCTTATTTCCGCAGTTGCGGTACTCGGCCATCCCATGATTGCGCCGACCGCAAACCCGCCCGCTTAATGAATTAATCGCCAGGGGCTAATAACCTCTGGCGTTTCGCCATGTTCAAGGTATTAAAAGATTGGAAGGGCTCGCCTGACGGATTTACCGTCATCGAATATAAAGCCGACCAGATTGTTGACTTGCATCCAACTCTGGTTGATGTCGCGCTTCGCGAAAAGTGGGTTGAAAAAGCTACCGAGGCCTCTGTGTACGCCCAGGCCTTAAAGGGATGGGATGGTGAAGGCGCTGACACATCAGGCGCGCGCCCCAAAGTTTCTCGTCGCAAACAGAATAAAGGTTAACCATGGCTAAATACGCATCCCCTGAGTTTCTTGATGGCGGCTTTACCGCTTTCAAGGCCAATGTGAACAAAGTGATTCTGCTCAAGGCGTATTCAGCCGGGGACAGCTACGCGACCGTCAACGTCACAAACAATATCTGTGAGGCGCCGGTTGATACCAGCGACTTTGCCCTTTCCGGCGCAGATGCCGCGCCTCGCGTCATGACATTTCAGACTGGAACAAGTGGAACAGCATCGGACGACTCAACTCAAGGTGTTGACGATCTTCATATTGCCTTTGTCGATACCGTGAACAGCAAGGTTTATTTGGTCACCGACGAAACCACCAATCAGAGCGTTACAAGCGGCAATACCGTCAACTTCCCCAGCCTGACCTATACCAGCGGGCAGCCGACCTGATGAAAGAGTGGGTTTATCAGGTCTTTATTGCCCTGGATCAGCTTGCTAATACGCTGCTGAACGGATCGGCTGACGAGACCATTTCCTCGCGCTGCTTCCGGCTGAATCACATTCGGGCCTATCGGGTAGCTGAGATATTCGTGAATTGCCTGTTCTTCCCGTTCCAAGGCTGGGATCACTGCCGCAATGCGTACATCAAGGAAGTGCTCGGGCGCCAGTTGCCGTATGAGTTTTACGACTTGGCGCTGGAAATGAATCTCCGGTACGACAAAGACAAGCTGGGCGATAAAGTGGAGGCGCAATGAGCGTACTGAGTGACGAGATAGATAACGACCCGACCGGAAAGGGTTATGCGGCATTCTTGCCGGATCAGCCGGGGCGGGTTGTTGACCTGCTGAATGCCAAGACTGAGACAAAGTACAAGTCGCGCATGATTACCGCTCGCGGGATTCTCTCTGATTATCCTGGTGGCCCTGCAGCAGCAGCTGTTGTGCTTGATAAGCTGGAAACTGCCGCGCCCTCCATCCCGGCTCTAAAGTGGGCTCTCGGCTTCCTTAAAACCAGCGATGGTTTGGATATTGGGCATCCAGCAACGCAAGGCATGATAGACCAGTTATCGCCTGGAGCAATCGACCCGGAAGAAGCTGAGCACCTTAAATCGCTGGCCCTGCAGCCCGCATCTCGCGCTGAAGTGCTTGATCTGCCCACGGTAACAGAAGAAATGCTGAGGAACCGATGACAACTTTTACACAAGCGCAAGGAACAAAAAGCTCATCCGTACTGAATCTCGGTACTCTCGCCAGCGCGACTTATATCACATCATCCGCCATTGATCTCGGCCCAAGCATTCCCCTGGATGTCACATTCGAGGTCGAATGCGATCCCAACGGCACTCCAACAGGTAGCAAGCAGCTCATTCTGTTCGCCAAGCTGTCACTGGATGGCACGAACTTCGGCAGCGGCCCGGAAAGCGGAACAACCGCGACGGAAGAGGCTGACTTGCATTGGGTCGGGACACTGCCTTGTAACGACACGAATACGCACCGGAAGCTTTTCAGCTTGTCCGGCTTGCCTGTTGCCCGTTACCTCAAACTGGTCGTGAAGAACGACATGGGCGTAGCATTGACCTCTGGCAACGTCTACCGTGCAGACATCACCGGAGCATCGGCCTAAGTGTCCCTGATCCTGCCGCGCCGGTTCAAGTCGCAGCCGCAATACCCCGCGCCTCTTAAAGACCCTGGATTCTGGCGACTGATCGATATTCAGGGCTTGCCGCCACTCGGGACTGCTGCTGCGTCTATAACTCGCACTCTCAACGGGACAGCAAAGCTAAACTCAGGAAGATCGGGCAAATGCGTTGACTTTGTAGCAGATGGCGACTGGTTGAGCTACGGAAGTAATCCTGCACTGCAACTAGCTACGATGACCGGCTTGGCGGTTATCGAGATTCCGAGTTCGCCATC